AAAATTAATTCAGGTCTCATCTGGATTTTTACGCAACACAAAAGCGGGCCTCTCAGTCTATACGGGCACCGAAAAACTCATAGCCGCAGTAGGATTTGTGGAAGCCCAACAGGGCTCTCCTGTCCTGATCGGGTGCAACTACACGCCGGAAATAATCAGACTAAAAGATGCTCTGAAAGGCTACACGGTAGAAACTATAGCAGGCGGGATGGCCGCTAAAAAAACAAAGGAAATAATAGAAAAATGGAATCAGAAAAAAATAGACGTACTCATCTGTCAGTGCGCCGCAGTCGCGTACGGCCTAAACATGCAGTACGGAGGGCACACGCTCCTATGGTTCAGCCCCACTCTGGACCCAGAGCTGTATGTTCAATTTAACGGACGACTAGATCGCCCAGGACAAACAGAGCAGGTGGAGATACACCATCTAGTAATGAGAAAAAGCAACGATAAGATGTGGTACGAGCGTCTCACCACGAAAACATCCATTCAGGATGCCCTTTTATCCTACCTTTCAGGAGAATAAAAAATGGAATACCGGAAACATTACAGCCTTTTGCTGCTCGGACGAAATCCTGGGCAGTCAATATATGTAGGGGAACATTTGAAAATCTCATACGAGAGCATAAACACGGAGACGAACGTCATCCATTTGCAGGCCTTGTACAAAAATTTAAAAGAGGCCCCGCTATCTGGCGGCCACATGTACATCCGTGACCATTCGAAGTTTGAGCTTTTTCACATTCACCTTGACCTGGAAAATGATATAGAAATTTTGAAAAATGTCAGAATGTTTTACCACTCGCGCAGCCCCGGAGGGCGACAAGTAATACTAGGATTTGATGCTCCGTCCTCTGTAGGGATATGGCGGGACAACGTGAAAAATAGAACGCCAAAATGGGAACGAGATATGCACGAGGTCGCACCATCCTCTTATGTATTTTAAGTGTTGCGCTAACTCAGTCACAGTGCTATAATGTTTTTAGTAGCGTTCATTTTGGCGCGGTTTTTAACGAATCAAACGGAGGATGTAATGGCAGTTAGACCTGAAATGACAGATGCTGAGATGGAAAAGGAAAAAAACTATAGTTTGTTCTATTTGCTCGTGGACGGCTATATTAGGGATGGCAGTGAAGACTCTCTTGACTGTATTGGTTATTTTTTGGGGGACAATAACATCTCGTACGGAGATAATGAGCTGATAGACTCATGCGTCCATAGGGCAATCCTAGATGGAGACTCGGCTTTGATTGAGGTTTTCGTCGTCAAGGGGCTTAATCTTTTCAACATTCCTTTTCGGGTTTTCGCCGAAGCGTTCAACAGAGAAAAGCACGAAATGTGCGAGAAGCTGTGGCATCTATTTCTTCCGGAATTAGAATTCAAAATAATGAAAAAAGAGCCCCTATCGAATGACTAGAGATGAATTTTTAGAAATGAGGGATGCTTATATTAAGAATCTTAAGCGTCTTACTGAGCCTAGAGAGCAGGCGTTCGAACGGTTCAGAAGAAACATACGCCGTGCGCGCCTTAGAGTTCATGGAGCCCATAAATCCTCTGCCAAAAAATCTGAAATAAAAGTCGTGTGGATAGAGGAGCATGACAGCACTACTGATGATCTTATTCCAGCTCCCCACGGGGACGAGCTAGAACCAAAAGGAGAATGAAATGGCACTTCACGATGATGTAATGGCCGAATTCAGAAGGGCTGAGATCTGTTATGTTTTATCGGAGATGGTTGAAATGTACCTTAAGGGTCGACAAGAAAACCTGCTCAGACTTATTTATCGCTATCTAGACCTGCACCCTTATGTGTACGGAAGCAATAGCTGGCTAGACGAGACCATTGAGAGTGCCGCAACGGATGGCGACCCCCTTTTAATGGAGGCTTTTATTTTAGGAGGATTTGATCTTTTTAGTATTCCTTTCAAATTTTTCAAAAAACCAACCAAAAAGAACTTCCTTCTTGAGGACCTACTTAGCCGACTGCCAGGCTCCTCCAAAGGAATGAAAGATCGAATTGCAAACTGCCTTAAAAGTGAAAATATTCTCACGCTTGAAGATTTAATTAGCAAAGAAGAATGTGATCTTCGAAGGATTCCGAAATTCGGAAAACATTCCATGAGGGAGTTAAAGCGTGGCCTTCTCATTCATGGCTTTCCTCTGAAGAACCATAAATCAAACGGAGGATGCAATGGCAGATAGGACTGAAATGACAGAAGCTGAAATGATAAAGGAAAAAAACTATAGTCTTTTCTACTCGTTGGTGTTTGCCTATATTAGGGGTGGCACCGAGTCTCTTGATAGTATTGGCTATTTTCTAGAGGAAAACAACATCTCGTACGGCTATGATGGGCTGGTAGACGGATGCATCAGTGCCGTAATCCAAGGTGGGGAGGCAGCTTTGATGGATGTTTTTGTGGCTAAGGGGCTCGATCTTTTTGATCTGCCTTTTCGGGTTTTCGCAGAAGCGTTCCGGAGTGAAAAATACGAAATATGCGAGAAGCTGTGGCATCTATTTCTTCCTGAATTAGAATTTAAAAGAATGAAAAAAAGTAGAGCCAAATACAGACATTCTGTCTGCAATATAGGCCTGAAGCCTAAAGTTTCAAATCGATTGCGCCGAGAAAATATACACACTGTCGGGGATTTAGTTCGCTGCACCAAGGATGATTTATTGCAAATTGAAAATTTTGGAAATATTACTGTCGACGAGATCGAAGTCGCCCTATCTATCTGTGGCTTATGCTTGCTTGCCTATTAAAACCACAACTAAACACCAACTAAACGGAGCACATTATGTCAGACGATTCAAAAGACACATTAACATCTATGATCGAGAGCGCAAATCTCAAACTGATAAAGAAATTTTTCACGGAAGATACGCCCTCCCAGGATTACATGCGCAAAGCAGTCGAGACTTATCTAATCAAAAAAACTCCAAAAAACCCATCGGAGGACAGATTTAAAATAGTCGAGTATATTTTTGAAAAATCCGACAAAATAAGCATGGAGTTCTTCGAGATGTCGCTTTTTTTCGGAGATGCTCCTCTTCTGAAAATGTTCATCGAGGCAGGCGCGGAAACAGAAAATATACGTTTGGGCGTCTTTGCCATGTCTATGTCCATGGGGCACACAGAGGCGTGCCAACTTGCGTTTGCCAGCTCAAGTCAGAGAGCGTCGCTCGTTGCCAAAGGTACAAGCGGGGTGCTTCACTGATGAGAAAAAATGAATGGCCGATCGACGAGAACTCATGGTGTCTGGAGGACATCACCAACCTTGAAGAGCAGGACCTAGATGAAGTCATATGGTTTGTGAAAAAAATAGCCGCTATTATCTTTTTCCTTCAGCAAATACCCCAGTTCCATGATCTTGGCGTTGAATTATCCGACGAATTATACCCTGGCAGAGATAAAGCGGATGTGCTGGATAGCGTGAGATCCGCGCAGCGCACAATGGAGGGCCTAGAGCTGGTAGCGCTGATGGCCAATTCTTACCTATACAGACACAAAGAGAGTTTGAAAAAAACTACAAAAAAAGGGAGGTGAAAAATGGCAAGTGCTGCATTGATGGGTGTAAAAAAACACGCCGAATGGGAAAATGAGCTTCGACAAAAAATAAAAGAAGCCGACATAAATCATATCCGTTCAATGCTGAGAGATATTCGGGGAAGGGATCGATCAAAATATCTCCTGTGGTCCATACAGGCATATTTGAAAGAGGCCCCATGCAATTATGGGGCACTGGGAAAGAGTCCGGTATGCCCTCATGGTCCGAACTCTTCATATTACCCTTCTTGCCAAGGCCTGTGCAGAGGTCTTGTGGTGAAAGAAATGGCAAAAAGATCAAGGGGAAAAAAAAATATTAAAAAATGCGCGGAGCTGGCCGTTTTGGCCGGGCAGATAGGGATTTTGGATCTCCTTGTTGAGTTAGGATATTCGTTGGGCGACATGCCTTTTAAAACATTCTTGGCCGCCTGTGAGCTGGACAGGGTAAATAGAACATCTTCCATTTCTGACCTTCTAAAGAAAAAAGGAAAAAAGACAGTGTGTGTCTGCCTCTCCGGAGGGTACGATTTTGAGGATGAAGATGGGAAAGAGATATCAGTGTACGAGGGAGAGGGTACTTATACCGTGTATTTCCGCCGGTCAGACCCGGACCCAATTAACACAAAGGTAGAAAAAAATGCAAACTAAACAACAAGACCTAGACTTCGCCTTAGGAGATGCCATATTAGATGGGGATGTGAGCGCAGCGCGGAAAGCACTAGAAAACGGCGCGAACATAAACTCACTATGTTGCGTGTCTGGCAGCCAGGCATGTGAGCTCACCCCGCTGTACTGGGCCGTTTCGTTCCAGCTGTATGAATGCGCTGAGATGCTGTGCCAGTATTGCCCAGATGCAAACTTAGGAGAGGATCTCCCTATAGTCTGCGCGTGTCAAGCCGGTGATATACGAATGCTTAAGATCCTGCTGTTGAGCGGCATAACAATAGATGTCGAAGCAGACAATAATCTGGCCCTCTACGAGGCCCTCCGTAGCGGGTGCCTGGATATCGTCAGGCTGCTGGTGAGTCATGGAGCAGACATGCGGGAGCAGGAGCGTCCAATTTTAGGAGCTGCGGTAGAGTGCCTGGTTGACTCGGAGTTGGAGGATCTAGGACACGCCGCACTGATGTACGCTATAGAATCTGGATCGAGGGCGGACATACGGAGCAGTTCCGCGTTGAGGTCCGCGACAGGCCATCGCTGCTATGACGATTTGATATTTTTAATGATTCTCCTGGGGGGGGACCCACTTAGCCTTAAGTGCCGTGCCCTCTTTGATGTGGCGGAAGCTGGGAATGGATACATGACGCAAGCCATGCTGGCATATGTGGGCACCAAAATAAGCAACAAAAACAAGGGCCTAGTGTTAAAAGCGCTGGGAGACGCGAAAAGACGAAAAGCGCAGGAGAGGAAAAAATAATGAACAAACAACAAGACCTAGACTACGCCCTAGGAGATGCGATTAGGGAGGGAAAAATAGGAAAAGTGACAGGAGCTATAAAAAATGGAGCCGGTATAAATTCCGTTTTTTGCTCCTCCTTGGGAAGCTGTTATGAGAGGACGCCGCTATACTGGGCTGTGTATGAGGAAGAGCATGAGATAGCCCAGATGCTATGCGACTATGGTGCCGACGCTACCATAGGGGAAGATCTCCCTCTCGTCTGTGCTGCCAAAAATGGAGATATTCGAATGATTAATATTCTCCTTAATAGCGACATAAAAATAGATGTGACGGCAGACAATAATGAGGCTCTGTATGAGGCTCTAGACAACGGCTATATGGATGTCGCGCAACTACTGGTAAAGCATGGGGCCGATATGTGCGATCAGTCTAGCTCTATGTTAGACGCAGCTATCTGCTGGTCATCTGAGACCGAATCCGACGAGTTAGTACTCTACGCAATAGAGGCTGGTGCACGAGCAGACGTTCAAAAAAGCGTGGCACTACGATCTGCGGTAAAAAATAACATGACAAATAGCATGATTCTTTTGCTAATTATTTTCGGCGGAGATCCGCTGGGCAATGATTCGGAAGCTCTCTTTACGGCAGCTTCCGCTGGCCGCGAAAGCATAACCCGAGCCATGCTAGAGCATGTAAAAGACCGTATAAGCGGAAAACACAAAGATTTAGTTTTGAAAACTCTAGGAGACACAAAGAGACGTAATGACCGACAGCAAACAATCAAAGAGCAAAATACCACAATGGAAGGCTTTAAGTCCGAGACGCTGCATTAAAATTCAAAATTCAGGAGAATGAAAAATGAAAACTAAACAACAAGAACTAGACTACGCCCTAAGGGTCTCACTGATAGGGGGCCGACATGGACAGGGATAGCAGGATGAACTGCCAGGAGCTCATCAATCATAGGCTAGGACACTACATAGCTATAGGCGATGTCGCCCACTGTCGGAGACTGATCGAAGAGTACGGAGCAGATGTGAATACGCCGAACTGCGTCAGATATGTTGACAGGTCGTTTCGGCCTCTAGAGCTGGCCATAGAGGAGGGAGACCTACGCATAGTTGACCTATTGCTCTTATTGGGAGCTGACCCTGAGCTAGGGTGCCCGTGTCCACTAGACAGAGCTAAATCTGTCCTAGAAGAGAGCCCGCCCCAATCTGAGCAGAAGAGTATATACGACTCGATAGAGAGAGCGGCAAGAGAGAGGGCCCCAGATCCTCCACTGACAAACGAAGAACGCAACGCTATTTTGTCACTGCTGAAGACGCCGCCCCCCTATACTGTCTAAATTTAACACTTTTAGGTTCCAAAAAATGCGGGGCCTTACACTTTTAGGAGCGTAAAAATGAACGAAAGAAATATTGGGTCTCAGCAGTATGACCTGAATGAAAAAAAGAGGAGAAAAGAACCCCCTCCCCTCACAATGAAAGAGTGTGACTATATATTGTCATGCTTAAAAGGGCATTTCTCATCGGCAGGGAGGGGGAAAATGACTGATTCAAAAGATAAAATCCCGACTAAACACTCTTAGGAGACTAAAATGAGCGAAAACTACACCTTGAAACAGGTAGAGGCTGCGATAGAGGTTCTGGAGGCAAAAAAGATCGCGGGAGATATTATGTACAGAAAGTCACGCGCGTATTACGAGCCCCCTCCGAATTTTGACGGCTACCTGAAATCAAAACAAGAAATCTCGCTATCTATACATATGGAGAACGGGGTCATCTCAGAAGCTCTGGACGAATTGAGAGCAAAAAAAGAAGAGCTATCAAAGTAGACAGAGAGCGAGTAATTTTTTCAATAAAATTAAAAAGGAGAATTAAAATGCTATTTAGCAATAGCTTTAGCTGGCTGAACACAATCACGATGAACAATATATCGCCCAGTCAGTATGAGCACTGCGGATCTTGCGACACATTGTCATCTGAAGGGCACGATGAAAACGACCAATATTGCAGGTACTACACAGGGCGTAAAACCACATCCGAGGAGGTAAATCTCGCTGAGCTCGGGGAGTATCTATTAGCTGAGGTGACTGAAGAGATATCGGATTTGAAAAAAGAATTATCCGACCTAAAAAAAGAATTGTCCGATCTTAAGCGGAGTAAACAAAAAACCCTTGACGAGACTGGGTCACTATAGTATAATGATTTTAAGTCGGTCACGCAGTAGGTGACATTTTAAAATAACCATAATAAAAAAGGACAATAAAATGACCTCTCAACAAGAGCTAGATTATAAACTAGGGAATGCCATAGTAGATGCATTGCCAGAATTTATTTTGGAAGATATTATTAGGTCAGGGGCCGATATAGACGCAAAAAGATGCCTACAATATGGACCGGACATCTGCCCCCTCCACCTATGCATTACGGAGCTCCATCCAGGCGCACTAAAACTGCTACTTTCACTTCGCGCTCAACCTAATGTTTTGTCTTTTCCCCAGAAAAGCATCCCTGCAAACTATGATCTCTCTGAGATATTTCTGCTAATAGAGTCGGAAGCGAGAAGGCTTAGGGGGAGCGCCAGAATTCAAGATGAATTTCTGTCCTACGATTGGGAGTTGTTGATTTTTAAGATAAAAAAAGCACAGAAGTAAATTAAACAAAAACCATTGACGAAACTGAGTCACTATAGTATAATGATTTTAAGTCGGTCACACAGACCGCAAACACTAACTTTTAACGTAGTACTTAAAACGGAGATTTTAAAATGAAAAACTCAAAAAGAAACAACTCACTAGACCATAGATTCGAAGATAACATGACCAAAGAGGCATCTGAAATAGTAAAAAAACATATAAAAATAGAAGATGCATTTGAAGATGTCTACGAAGAGGGGGCGGCGTCGATGCGAGAAGAGTTCAAAGCCATGTCAGACGATGAGGCTTTTGATTCGGCTAATGATGATATTGAAGGTTGGGCCTTTGATGGCGCAAAGGCCTGCGTCCTGAGATGTATAGCTGCCGGCGCAGATTCAGATTCTATGGGAACTGCCCTATGGGCTGCGCTAGACAACAGGTCGGAGCTAGCTAGCTACGAAAAATCCTCACACACTGATGAGGACGATATTTTCGAGGGCCATCTCCCAATTGCAGAGCTAATACTAGATCTGTGGGTAGCTGGGGAGGCATGCCTGACACGTGAAGAGCTTGAGAGATTTATTGACTCCTCAATTTCAAAAGGAGATAAAAAATTAACAAAAATGCTAGAAAAATATTACAAGCTAAAATTCAAATATAGCTACCTAGAAGAAAAAGAGAAAGAAAAACAACAGGAAATGCAAGAGAAAGAAAACGATCAAGCGGAGAAAGAAGAGGACGAACTCTACATGCAGGAGCGCAGAGAGGATATGCTAGGCCGAGACGGTAAGATCGCCAAAGAGGAGGAAGATGAGCTAGACCACGAACTTTTCGGATAATTAATTTCAAACCGCCCCCGCAAGGGGGCCTCAAGGAGGAATGGAAAATGGAAATTTTCAAAAACAAGAGATTCCCGGATAAAAATTATAAATACCGAGGGACACGCAAAAACTATGTGATCCTTTCCGAGTCAGATCAGATTCAATATTGGTCCGTCGAGCAGTTCAAGCGATGGTTTGCCAGAAAAAAAGAGAGGTGAGAGATGACAGATATAATGACACCGCTTACTCGCCGGATGGTTATTAGATTTCTTTTTAAGAATCTAATCTATCGAAACTCAAAGCCTGAAGACCTAATAGAGGTGCTGTCGTGCGGACGTTCCCGCTCATATGGGAGCGCCTTATACCAGGTTAAATATTCTCATTGTCATGAGATTTATGGTCTTTTATGCCTTGACGGCAAAAAGCTAATTTCAAAAGAATCCGATATCTGCATAGTCGAGAATTTGGCCGCCCCCAAACATAATGTTTGTATAGATAGCGGAAGATTATCAGAGCTCCCAGCTATAGATCGGATGGCACCGCACGAAAGGGACATGTATATCCTGTCTCTCACGGGGACCACACTTACCGGTGAGCCTGTGACGGCCCACGAATCCATGAATATTGACGGGAGGTGCGAAGAATGAAAAAGAAAACAATGGAAGAATTATTAGGACTCGATCGCAAGAGGAGAGTGTACCGAGCGCATAGCGACAGATTTTACATGGTCGTACTTGAGGACGATCCAGAGACCAAAAAACCATATGTTGTGAAAATGACAATTTGGAAATGGATAAAAAATCTATTTAGGGAGGACGATAGAAAAGTAATGTTCCGTGTGGTGAGACATGCCCGTCTCCATGGGCGGAAAGATAACCCAACCGAGACCACTACGGAGCATTTTTTTTGGGCCAATTTCTACGCAGCCGACCACAAAGGTAGGGCTATCTATGAGGACGATCTAGATTGGTGGTGAGATACTTTACGCGTTGCCGTCACATGCGCCCCCGCATTAACCAAAAAAAGAGCAAGGAAAAATGAAAAAGAAAACAATGGAAGAATTATTAGGGCTCGACCGCGCGAGGAGAATATACCGAGCGTATAGCGACAGCTCTTACGAGGTCGTCCTTACTGACGATCCAGAAACCAAAAAGCCATATGTTGTGAAAATGACAATTTGGAAATGGATCAAAAATCTATTTAGGGAGGATGACAGAAAAGTAACATTCCGGGTGGCGAGCTATAACAGGCGCAAAGATAACCGAACCGAGACCACTACGGAGTATTTTTTTTGGGACAATTTCTATCCCGCAACACACAAGAGTGGCCCTCTCTATGAAGATATCCCACCAAGGCCAAAATGGGCGAAAAAATAACCAGACCTAGACTACTGCGGAGCATTTTTTTTGGGCCAATTTCTGGCCCTCAACCTACAAGGGCTTCCCTCTCTATGAGGAGATCCCATTAAGACCAAGACCGCGCGTAGCGCAAAAGGAGGAAGGAAAATGAAAGAATTTCCGGTTGAGTACACGGCTTTTAGATGGGACCCCAAAAGGCCAGAGTTTTTTTGGAGGTACGATGTAGAGGATGCGGTGGAGATGATATACGGCGCGCCAATTTACATGCACCACTTAAGAGAGGAGGCGCAAGAATTTATAGGAGAGATTCAATCAGTCAATGAAAAATCTTCAAAACGAGGGCCTATGGTGTTCTGCTTTCATATTCTTGTCGTGGCATGGATGGCCCTCGACCAGCACATCCTGTCGCAACATCTGATTACCGCTGCCTATATATTGTTTTTCGTTTGGACGATCACATTTTTGGCCCTGTCGTATTTAGTTTTTTTTTACGGTAGCCCCATACCGTACGATCTAGACTCCGCAGACATAGAGAAAAATGAAGATATAGATCAGAAAAAAGGAGATTCGATCCAACTTCTTATTTTTGCGATCAACAAAAATTACCAGTCTGCTAGCGTAAAATGGAATATGATAAATGTCTGCGCCTGTTTTTCCGCCTTCGTGACGGCCCTGATGTTTGTTGTTTACAGCTTCGCGTATGCAGTGTGCTAAGCGTAAAAAACAGTAATCACGCTGAGATCCTGCCGTCACATCCGAACCCGAATTAACCCAAAAAAGAGGAATTAAAATGAAACAGATAACACAAGATTTATTGAATTTTTTTAAAGAGGGAAAATTATACGCCACGACCAAAAGTCCTGATCTGCTATATCGTGTTGTAGAAAAAAGAAACGGATGGATAAAAATATCAAGTCTGTTTCCAGCGTCCAATAACAGCCTTTTGGTAAAAATAAACATAAGTGATTTTGAAAAAGAACATCAACAAGTAATCGACCTAACATCGCCAGAGCATGGCTTATTGTTTGGCCCGCTGCGACTTTCTGAAATGTCCGAATTTAAAGGGAAAAATTACAAAGAAAAAATTAAAATATTAGATGAATTAGTCGCTCCGCGCACAGCAGAACACGAAGAGAGCGCGGAAAACATAAGAACATCAGATTATATGATTTATTCTGCGCGGGAGATGGCAAGAAAAATACAATACTGCTCTGAGAGAGCGTCCAGCAAAGGGACTATGTTATTTTTACTGCACGTTAGTTGGGCGGCATGGGTTGCGCTTGACCCTCACCCTTTATCTAATGTTCCATTGTTTGCATTTTTATTGTTTTTTGTGTGGGCATGCACCGCTTTTGTTTTGCTTGGAGTGCTTTTTGTGGGGAAAAATTACACATCTCCCTTCCTTGACACCTCAAAAATATCGATGGACGAAAACTTCCTTGAGCTACGAAAGGAAGAGCTCGTGCAGATTGATCGTGCAATAGAAAATAACTCTAAAATAGTCGCAACAAAATGGAAAAAAATTAAATACTGCTCTTTTTCTACTTTTGGTCTTGCGTGTGCGATGCTTTGTCTTTCTTTGTTTTTCAAAGGATGAGCCAAAAAAACAGTAACCACATAAGTTTCTTTTAGGGTTTTTGCTCTAAAAATCACCGAAAGCAACAAGTAGGCTTACCCATCTTTTTTACTAGGAGCAACAAAATGACACAAATAACTAGAGAGCTCATCCTTGGAGTAATAGACGGAAAAGTCTTGTACCGAAATTTTCAACGTGACGAGCTATATTATATTGAGGGGATTGATGTTAGAGGTGGCAACTATGATATACGCCCAATTTATAGCTCACCGCCCCCTATCAGAGAGTACATGAGAATAGAAGAGATTGAAGTGGAGCCGAACAGTTATGAGGCTTTAACCAGCGATGAGGCTGCAAAAAAAATAAGCAGGGCTTCATTTTATTTCCTTCGAGATATTTTTAGGAAAGACCATAAAATAGCACATGGAAATATTTTTATTTCTCATGTTAATTTTAATCCGAGTAAAAACGAAGCGGAGAAGATACTTCACTTTTTGAGGCTAACGGACGCAGACCGGAGATTTTAAAATGACACCCCTAACATGGTCAAAGAATAGAATATCTGCACAAGCTTCTGGCGGGCGGTTTTCACCCTACCTTCCGCGAGCTTCTGTCTCATTCATAAAATTAAAAATAAGAAAGGAGAATTCAAAATGAAACCCCTGCGCCCCCACCTAATAGCCCTTAGCACAGCAGCATCTGTGCTCCTCTTACTTTTCCTCTGCGGAATCTGGCCCAAGATGCCGAGCTATGAGAAGCTCAACGAGCGCATTATGGCGGAGCCTACACATGTTGGAGCGTTTATAGTTCTTGCGGACCGTCTCCACTAGAGATCGCATAGAGTCATCTGGCATTATCGCCATCGTCTGACACGTCACCATGTAGGTCGTGGGGATGTAGTTCTCGGCCTGCACGGTGGCCTCATGCAGGCTTGAGCGTTTAAGGATTTTTAGGTCTGGCAGCGTCGTCGAGCAGCTGCCTAATATCATCGCCAACACTAGGACAGACAGACTGCTCAATAGTTGAATCGGTCGCGGCGTCATCGGCATACTCCATATTTTGAAGACGCTCCTCTAGCTCTAGAGCATCTAGTTTATGGTCTTTTTTTTCGGACATAGCATCCTGGTGTCTAGCCTCAAGGTGACTCTCATAGTCCTCTGACTCACGCACCATTTGCATCGCGCAGGCATTATGGCCCTCGCGATATTTTCTGACGCCATACATGGTTATGGCCGCTATTAGCGACGTCAGCAGCAAACCTGCTGATATCAATATTATTGCTAGCTTCGAAAATGGTAACATACCCCCTCCATATCTTCATGATCTTCTGCTCCGTCAAACAGTGATGACATGTGAAGTTCGAGCTCCATGTCCTCAAAACTCTCGTACTCCTCGTTGAATTTTTTTTTGAACCCTTTTTCCCTGATCTTTCTGCCGTAGGTTGAGGCCTTATCGTTCTTGAGTTTTTTTTTGAATTCTTTCGGTTTCATTGGAGCATCCTGGGTAGCCATTTGTAGACTATACTCTTAACATAGCCAATGGTTTCTAGGCTATGTCGCCCTGTGATCTCAGGGAGAAACTCTATTATACGCCTGTAGCTATGATCTCCACCAGCTTTTTTTTGTGCTTTTTTCATATTTCCGATCCCTGCATTATACGCTGCTAGAGATAGCTTATATTTGTCTTTCTGATTGCTCTTTTTCCAGAACTTATGCAATGCTCTCATGTACAGTGCGCACGCGCGAATGGAGCTTTCGGGGTCAAAAATATCTGAAAAAGAGGAATCGTAACGCTTCATGTCCTGCCACGTCGCAGGCATGAACTGGCACAGGCCCCGAGCCCCAACAGGTGATACGGCGCGAGGATCTAGTCGGCTCTCCTGGTAGCACTGCGCTTTCAGGGCTTGCCAGGGAGTGCCCATCGGCATAAAAATAACCGATGATTTAAAGTGCCTGTCGAAGCGGCTTGAGATTCGGTGACTAGAGGACCAGGCCGACAAGGAGACACACCCCAACGAAACGAGCAGCAAAAAATATAGAAAAAGCAAGCGGTTGCGTGTCTGCATTTTTTAACCACCTAGATAAGACGTTGCTTTTATTCTCAATTTTTTTATCTAAATAACTGAGCATGAAAAATGCACTTGAAATCGCAAGAATTATCCTAATAAAAACAAACGCTTCTTGGTATAAAATTGACGAAAAAACATCCATACATCACCTCATTCTGTGAGCACTAAAGTTATAGGAGTCACACAGTACGGTTATAGGGCCGCCCCCAAAATTGGTGGACCCCACAAGATGGAAGCTATCGGTCGAGGTGACCTCCCTCATGAAGGGGATCATGACATTTAAGGGGGTGCTGGCCACACTGTTGTCATATTGGAATGAAAATACGGAGCTGGCCAGAACACCGAACGAATCATGTATCGCAAATGACATGCCAAGAGGGCTCGCCACCTGCGAGCATTTCATTGTGAATGCGATAGCGAAGCTATAAAAATCAGCAACAGGGATTGTTAGGGGGGCTGTTGCTCCTGGGCCCATAGACGCTCCGCCGAACACAGTCGATGACATCACAGATGTTGACACGTCGTAAAATGTTCCAGGCAGAGCCATACTGAAAGTAGGCGGCGAGACGCCTCCGTCCTGGCTGAACGGATAATAGATGTTGCCGCCGACAGGCGTTTTCATCGTTCCAAGTTGAAGGTCTATTCCCTCAAAATTATGCAGCACACCATTGGACAGTGTTGAATAATTGACCGGTGTGTGGGACGAGGGTATGTCCGACATCAGTGCTTTGTAGGATTTGGTTGACCCTCCTTGGGAGATCGGGATGTAGTCCGACGTGCTGACCAGAGGAGAGCTTATGTTTGGCAGTGACGCCTGGTTGATTATGGCCATTAGCCTATACGCTCCATAACGAATGTCACACTGCTTAAAGTGAGAGTGGCCCCGGCACCGATAGTGGACCCCATCAGTATGTACCCCTCGTTAGGGAGCGGACCTAGCGGGATGTTCTCTGTCCACACCAGAGGTGCCGGCGGACTAACAGATGGGCTCCCGGAGAGACTTTGAAATGAGTCGGGTATGACGATATCTACCCCCGAGTTACGCGTGCCAATAGCTAGCTGCCATACCTGGGTCAGGTTCGACGTCGCGCTAATGGTCGCTTTAAACTCGTAGATACCTATCCCATTTGGGATAATGCTGAACCTAGGAGAGTCCCCAATCGAGAAGCCCCCCGAAACCTCAGTGGTAGGCGTCCCGGTAAATTGAAGAGCCGAATAATTTGCGGCCCCTCCGGTGGCATTAATAAGTGCCGCACTAGCCCCCGGGTAGCTCACCATTCCTCCTCCTGACACTCTGGACGCAAGAGAGGTGTCTACCGCAGTGAAATACGAGGATATCGTGTCATTCGCAGGCGTGAAATTAACAGGAGCAGCAGACACAGGGAGTGATCCTAGGTCGGCTTTTTTCGCGTCCGGATTAAGGCCCTGGTTCAGGGGGAAAGTATCCCCAGTGGGGCTCAGAGGTAATGTCGCGAGGGGTAGATTGGTGATTGCGCTATCTGCCATTTTGTCATGGTCCCGTGAGTAGTATGTCTTCCGGGTCGCTAGATGACCCGATAAAATTACTGCCAGTGGAATCCGAGAGAAAATAGAAGGTCTCTATTTCGCCGGATATCACGATCTGGCCCTTATTTTGAACGCCAGGGATACCCCCTGCTATCCGAGCGAATATATCGGAGACGCCAGACGGCTCAACAAAAGTAGTCCATGCCTCTCCCGTCCTGATGATCAGCCCAGAGTCATTAGGGGACGGAGGATCCCCAGGGTTCCCGATGTACATGTACGCATCTACTGCCCCAGTATTTTGCAGGATGTATGTGTTTCCGGGGATGAGAGTTAGAAGTGCGCTAAGGCTCTGCCAGGAGGCAGTTATGTCAATCGCTTGGGTTATTTGTGTCATACGGGCCGCACCACAGGAGGAGAGATAACTATGTCGATATCACTGGCAGTAGCTGAGCGGACGTAGGATATTAGCCTTGTTTTTCCATCGCTATGCATGGTAGATATATTATACATTCGCCCGACAAACATTGGCGTCCCAAGTGAGCTTACAGGAGGGGCCTCTTCTCCTGCCGGGCACACGTACAAAAAAGCATCATTTCCAATGACTGAAAAAATAGCACCGTGGCAGTCATTTAAGGTCTCTTTACACACTAGAGGAATCCACTGTCCGCTGGGAACAGCTATTTCTTTTGTTTTGTCTAGCATTTTTTCCTCATGATATTTTGTAGAATCGTATGGATGCGCTGGCAAGAGGTACGGTCGGCTCATTAGTCGTCCCAATATAAGAGCTCAATCCCCAATAAATTTGTACAGTAGTCATTGCTGGAATCATTCCGATCTCAAATATTGAAGGAGAAGCAACCTCAAATTCTGCGCTTCTCTGGTGCAAAACATACCTGTTAGACGAAGTGCTGATAATCGTCGAGAACTCAGTAGGGCTTGCGTTTAAACTATATTTTAGGTCGAATTTTGTTTTTGGATCAGTTGATCCGTATAGGTAATTTTGAAAATTAAGAGTAGATTCAGGGGAGTTAATTCCTGATCCTGTTTCTACGAGAGGCGCGAGCAAAATAACTACCCGATAATATCCCGGTTGATTTATCAGGCATCTATTAGTCGATGACACCCACTGAACCGGATCGCTTCCTGTATTTATATCTGCCCCGAAATTCACGGGCTGTTCCGTTAGCGTTGGTATGACAAATTGTTGGCTTGCAAAACTCGTTGCCTCCATTACCAAATTTGGGATATCTGATTTCTGAACTATCTGACCTTGCAGCGTTGTAACATCCGTCTCAAGCGTACTTACCTGCGTAGCTGTCGGCTGCGCTTCCCACGTCGCTGGAGCTGGCGTGATAGGATCTACGCCTGCATTAGCAATCAGAGCCCGATAGACTATTCCGTTTGAGCCCATGACCATCGCATTGATGACGTACGGTATAGTGGCGTCCCATTGCAGGGTTGCTCCCATCTCGTTGATGTCTACGCATGTAGAATAGGTCTGGTTGAATGCGTAATTGAAAGTAGTGCGCAGAGGTACTGCGGTGGACTCGTAGGCTTGGGGCCACCCAGTAGTTATGGGGAATGTGGGGGGTGCCTTATCGCCTGTGCCGGCAAATGGCACTGTAAAAATACCGTCTGGATTACGTGCCATTTATGCCTCTATTATTGGTCTAGCAAATGGAGCTGTGTTAAAAGGAGAGCCTACACCAGCGAACCCAAAAACAGGCCCATCTACGATTACTATTGTCACGCCTACTGCGGCTGGACGCGTAACCACCCCAGCATTGACAAATGCTTGAACTACCTCGATGAGCTGGCTGGTATCTATGGTGACGAACATGTTCATATTTTGAGCATCGGAGACCACAGCATTTTCAAAAACTAACAACAATATATCACGTATATCTTTCGCGCTGCAATCGGTAACTGCTTGTCTTGCCTTAACTTTTATTAGTTTTCTGAACTCGGGATCAGGCATTGGAGTTGTCCCTTGAGCGGTCGATCCAAAAGGCAAAGTATTGAACGGACTCCCTATCGGATCGAAACCAAAAGCCTGTGTAGTAGTCTGAATTCCCGGTCTCTCAGTCACCCCATATCTGTACCCAATAAAATCAAGCCACACTCCACTTGCCGTGTCTACGTTAGATTCTGCCGGTAATTGTGCCAACACCGTCAACATCTCTGTTTCGAGTATGCCGCCTTTTGCGGCCTCAAGGGCCTGGATATTTGTGCCCTTATATTGGACGGCTAGCCATTTTATATTTTCCGCTAATGCGCCCATTATGCCACCGTCACAGAGATGCTGTTTTCGTTTACGATCAGACGCTGATTCAAGTTCGGAGTAATCACCGATTGCGGGGTGCCTGATCCTTGTATCTCTTGAGATAGGGCTGTCACCTCAAAGCCTGTCACCGAATTTATCGGCGTGTACAGGCGACTCTCGTAGGAGGGCTCACTTATGTTGATGCCGCTAGAATCGAACTGAGAATTCCCTTGCGCGTCTGTGCACGATGAAAAAGTGCCATTAAAATACTCGATTATTCGGGATTTAATCTGTCCGATCACATTGCTGGTAGCTGAAAAAAGCTGAATAGTCATGCTAATAGAAACAGTAAGCAGCTCTGCCGGGTAGTAGTAGATGGTTATGTCATCAGTTCCACCGTTGGTGGGAACTATTACAGCCGTCTGTATTGCCGTATTTCCCCCTTCAGTATTCGCACCTACGGTCTTTACTGCTATTGCGTTACCGATGTCTTGTGCCACGCCCCCTTCAACAATGACAGCAATAGAGTGCGGCAGTAGAGTGACGCCTTGAATTATGACATTTGTAGACCCCGTGTTATCGAATACTTTTGTCGCTGTAACTCCTTGTGTGGCAAGCACTGAGCTCCTTATCGCCTCTAATGTGGATAGGGCGTTTTGATTGATCCGAGCGTAATAGGAGTTCAAGAAGGCAGCGTCTGTCTGTTCTGCTGTCCCTAGTGTTCCAGCGGATGAATTGTTAATCGTCTCCCAGCCTGGCACTACATCCACTATCTGAGTCAGAGTGGAGGCGTCAATAGGGATTGCGCCTGTTTGTTCAGATGAGAAATTACCAGATCCGTTTCCTGTTGGGTCTAGAGTTATGGGGGCGGACGCAAGAAAGACATTTCCGCTTGTTGTTTTTGCTCTTGAACCTGAAGGAATAACGGTGGCTGGCACTCCGGTCACTTGAGCTGTGACAACTGAGGAGGTAGCGGGAAGCCTCACGATATTAAACGGTGCCCCGAACGAGTCCAAGAGTGCGCCTGTGGCCGTAAGAATGTTCATCGCATTGAAGAGCTGAACGACAGACGCATCTAGCGTCGCGAAATTCAGAGAGTCTATTCCGATTAGCTGGCCTTGCGGGGTCTGCGCGCTTACATCCAGGTCTGATCCTAGGGAGTTTTTATACGCAGTTTCAAGTTGCGTTTTGTACTGGGCCAGAGTGGTGCCCGTGATGCCGTCACTAGTGATTGTAGCCATGCGTCATCCTATGAGAGTTTCGGTGGATGTTGAAAGCGACAAACTTCCAAAGCTCGTCTCCACCGTAGCGGAATATGTGAATTGCCGCGTATCTTTTTCGAATAGGGCCTGGGTTTCATTCACAGAAATAACGTCCTCTTCTTTCGATATCTCGCCCGTCAAGATGGACGTTATCAGGCCTGTGTCTACAGGCTTTTCGAAAATCTCTTGAAGGTATGGAACGCCCTGCGTGGTGTCGAGAAACCACTCACCCAAGAAAAAGCGCAATCTTTCTTCGAGTTTCTCTTTCAGCGCATTAATTCCTGTGATAACAATTAGATCGTTATTTACGACATTTAAGCCTGTGATATTGTTAAAAGAAAGCGTCCTCATACCGGCGGTCCTGATACGTCTGGCCCTGTAGTCACCGCGCTATGCAGATGCGTCTCTAGCGAGACTGTTCCGCTAACGATATCGCCAGAGCTATTGATTAGCCCGTTAGAAACTTGCACGGGCGCAGTGTTGTTTATTTCAACGTCCCCATTGATTGTAACATTTCCGTTAAGCTCGATCACCGGTGCAGTTGCGGTCACTTTTTGCACACCTACAGCTGTCACTTCATTCTCTTCGACGGCGACATAAGTTGTCCCCGCAGCGTTTTGAATCGTTATTGCGTCTGTTTTTGCAGGGGTGTTTGTCAAGTTCCCAAATCCCGGAATTGCTACGCCGTCCTTTATCTGGAATAGACCGCCAGATCTCTGTGGGGCCGACTGGGCGTAGCTGACTTTGAACGCGCTTAGGTCTCGGCTCGAAAAACAGACCATAACAGGATCATCTTTTTCGAGCGGGAACTGAATTGAAAACTTTTTACTCGAAGGAAAAAGGGTGGGGACATCCACTAAGGCAGGCAGTTCCATTCTCGTGCCATCCGTCTTGAGCCGGTCTATAGCAAGCTGCACCGTTGCCCTACGTTTCGCAGCATCGTAACTCACGATCAGCCCAGGCATCATGGTAAAAATGAACTTCATACGCTGATCGAATGCGAAATTGAACCAGTCTGTCAGGTTGTCGTACTCTTTTTCTCGGTTGATATTTGTCATGTTTGGGAGCCTCCGTAAGGCACGCACTGTATCATGGTGCGATAGGTGCCGTCCCAGTTGTCTCCTTCATGTGTGGTCTGGATTATCTTGTAGAAACCCTCTGTATTCTTTGGGGTTTTTTGAACAAAGTAATCATTGAAGCTGGAATTTTGGACTACATCGCTTTCGATTTTTACGATGCCGCCCACAATTAGCTTGGCATTCAAAAGGCATGTCGCGTTTACTCCCCTGTCTGTTTGCACTGCTGTTTTAACGAGGCCCGTTCCACTATTTAAGACAAAAACATCTCCGGACTGCGCAGAGGTGATTTCTCCTTTTTTTGATATCAAAATTTCCGAGTCCTTCTCGAACCATTGATACCCGATAGGCTGCAAGAGCTGATCAAGCACGTCTCCCGTGCGCCCCGAGAATGAGAAATTATCTAGCGTAATATCTCCGGGGATCTCATTTACGGCAGATTCGGCAAATGTCAGCGAAAACGTAGGAAGTGCATCTAGCACTATTTGGCGCAAAGATATCGACCCCGAATAACTCTTTGAAAATACAGCATCTTTTACAGAGAAAATCCTTCCTCCAAAAAAAACACTAGTCTTTCTGTTGGCTTGATCATCCTCTTGTGCCACACGAAGAACATCACCGTCGTGCAGCAGAGGAGGGTCTCCGTCGCCGTAACCTGCTGATACTCTTATTCTTTTCCCTCTTTCTCGCGCAAACTCTTTGGTCTGATCGGCCAAATTAAAAACAGTAACCATCCCCTCAGCAGTCGCGCTAGAGATCAATTTTTTTATGCTAAACGAAATCTTGAACGTGTTAGGTACGTTTATTGCCGCGCCCCCATCGCCTATTTGCACCGTCATGTTTCGCTTAAATAACTCCACTGGGGATCTCCGATGGGGGGAAATACACCAGATCATGCGTGACGCCCCACGGGCTCCTAGATGTTAGGTCTGGATCTCCTGGGACTAGAGGGGTCACATAGATTCTGCCGACCATGGGGCTATTAAGGTTTCTGCCTATGTAATTATAGGTAGTTAGTTTTTGGCCCTGAACGATCTGAACTTCCGTCGCTGTGAATAGTTTTAAATCGGCGTACCACCCAGTGGGGACGCTGACGCAGTCCTGATCTAGGTATCTTAATCGCAGCTCTATTTTTTGGCTCCCAACGGTCGTCGTTATCAGTTGGTCGGCTTCAGAGCCTATAGATAGTATTTGTGCCATTTTAATCCCCTGGTGTCACCGGATTTAGGGCTGCGCGAGTTTTGTTCGTGAAAGCGTTAAAAGTCTGAATCGATAGAGTGTCTTTTTGCGCGGAGCTGCCCTCTTGCGCCTGTCGTACTCCATTGTTGACAGTGCTTGCCTGATTGTCGGCAGCCCCAGTAATATTTGACTCAGGGAGCTCGGTGGTTTGTGTGTTCGCTATTAGGGCCTCCTTGAACTTTAGCCGAGCAACCAGAGATCTCCCGGTGGATTGGTCCTTATCGACTGAAACGTCCGTTAGAATCAAATTATTGTATGTTTTCAGGAGGGTTACGACTGTAACTAGATTCCGTCTTTGGATCTGTAGAAGAATTCTCTCCCACCCCTCGCGGTCTCGGTATGGCGTGAGCAGCGTCGTGAATCGCTGCACCAGAATATCGGACACTACGGCGAGCATTTCGAGCTCTAGAGGCTTGATGAATGCGTGGTCGGTGAGGGTCGCCCCGGTTTCAATCGGGTAATCTGTGGTGCCCACACTAACGGTATGTTTTTCTTCAGGTATGTAGTCGAAAACGCCCACAAGGCTCAATATCTGAGACTTGACCGTCGTAATCACAAGAAAAGACGCCTCAGAAACTATGGCATTTAAGGGGGATGAAATGTAGTCAGAAGTCTGAATATTGCTCATTGTTCTATCCCGCTGTCGAAAGTGTTAATGCTATTTTTTAGCTTCGTCGCTAGTTGCCCCGCCACATTTTCGCCAATTTCCTTGGGGCTAGCATTTGCCCCGTTAACTGTTATTCCGCCTACGCTGACAGACAGATTTTGAGTGAAAGCTTTCGTGCCAAATCCTGCTCCCGATGGCGCAAGCACTCTTTGGGTGCGGTCTCTTAAAAGGTCAAAAGGGATCTTCTCGCGTTTCTTTTTTGTCTGCTCTTCTTCGACCAGCTTAACTACGAGCTCTTTTGGTTTTTTAAATATTTCGTCTATTTTTTTTAAAAAATCCCGAACAAGCTTAATGCTCAGTAGCCATTTTTTTGTTTTTGCGACTAAAATACCCGTAACACTGTTGAACCCTCTGAAATATCCGATAATATCATCCAGGGCCAGAACTATCCCAGTCAGTGCGCCAACCACCCCTAGAAAGCGCACCGATGAGAGTCCTATGGCTGCTATGCGGGCCTTTATGAACCACCCTGTGAGGAGCCCCAGAGCCACAGCGGCAGCCTTAAAGAGAGCGGAAAAATCGCGAGCTCTCAAAATTATGGCTTCTGTCTTTTCTAGTAGTTTTGATATCGGAGGTAAAACTTTTGACACCAAATTCACACTCAACCTGAAAAGAACAGTGCGAAGCTCAGTTAGTGCCTGAGTGAACTTTCTTGCGTTTTGTACGTTCTTTTGTGTGATGAGCCCGAGCGTTTTAGATTTTTTTATCAGCCGATCAAACTCTTTGGGCGACTGCTGCAAAATTCTAATCGTGGCATCGTTTAGTCCGAGCGATTTTGCAAGATCAAATTGCTGGACGCGATTAAGCCGCTGGAACACTCGGTTCAGCTCTCGCATTAGCTGAGCAGCATTTTTTAGACCGCCCGCGCCCCCTCGGACATTAACTCCAAAACGCGCAAAGGTAAGGCCAAAATCGCCGGCCCCTCTTGCTGTTTTTGCCAGGGCTGCCGTGAGCTGGCTAAGGCTCCCCTTCATTACGTCCGCAGATTCGCCGGAGCTCTCTGCTACGAACATAAAGGATTGCAGCTCACCAACAGTGATGCCGATACTACGCGATAGGCCGTCTAGCTCATTGACTATTCGAGAGGTGCCCAGTATTAATTTGGTGCCGCCAAAAGTAGTAAGGAGGGTGGTGCCAATTTTTAGGATTTGTCCTTCGATCGCCTTGAAAGATTTTGCTACTTTTTGAAATCCAGAACGATCTGATTCTACTCGGAAAACCGTGAGGAATGTGTCAAGGATAGTCATTGATTACCTCCGGTTGTTTTTTGCGGCTTGCGCCTCGTGATGCTTGGCTTGCTGCTCCTCGTTGAAGTTTAGCACATCTACTATTTCATTCATTCTGACAAAATCATCCAGGGGAAGCGCGTGAATATCAGAGTAGGTACAGAGGCCGCGCAAAATGGGGGCGACTAAAAATGGGCTGATGCTCTTCGTTACCTCGGTGCGGTAGGGGGCTCTCCCGCTGCTCCGATTTTTTTGGCGATCGACTCCAAAGAATAAAAAAAATTCACGATCAGCCCTCTGGCGAAAACCTCATATACATGTACGATTTCCATCCCTTCAAAGGCAGCCTCAAGCATTGAGTCGTCGAGCGCAAACCCCGCTCCCTTTTGGGGAGTGTTTTTGTTTGAAAATTCAATGTACTTAAAAATCTCTGCTCGTATTTCTTCCACCGCATCTATTGGAAGCCCAAGTATAGCTTTCAAAATCGCAAAAGGATTTTGCGCGTCTAAGCCTTTGATTTCGCTGGCAATTGCAACGCGAATCTTTTCTGCGACCTCAAAACCCTTAAAAGCAGATAACTTCTTGATTTTAAAGTAAGTATCGTTAATTTTAAACGACGTCCTGTTTGAATCTTTAGCCCATTGGGCCAGCATGTTGTCGCTGATCATTTTTAATTCTCAAAGTTTGCCGACTCAAAGTTACCGCTCGTACTTTCAAATGCAATGACATATTCCATATCGCTGCTTTCCCCTTTGCCCAACGTTGGATAAATGGTGCCCGATGTGAAAACGCCATTAATCATTGATAGGCTGGTGCCATTAGCCGCGCTAACAAAAGTGCCATTAAAAACAACACGATCCCCTCGGTTATGCCGCTCCAAAAGTTTGGAGAGGAACTTTACGCTATTCGATGTCGGAAGGAGTTTTAGCGTGATATTCACTCCGCGATTCCCGGTTGAGCTCGCGGTCATGCCTCCATCAGCACCTCTGCGTACTGTAGACATGTCTAGCTGCTCGATAGAAAAACAGTCAGTTGCATCTGAGAATCCCGTGATAGTAGTCCCATTCAGCGTGAGGGTGCTGGACCCTAGGTCGAAAAATGAACTCATGGTGTCAGCTCCAGGTTGATCGTTACAAAGTTAACAGCACCAGATCCGGTAGCCCAAACGTAGATCAAAGGAGCTTCTCGATTAGTGCGCTGCGCGGGCGTTAAGCTGCTCGCTGGAAGCGGATATACTAGATAACCAGAAGTCAAAAAGCCGTCAAAAGTCTGGTTTCCGGTTATGTTGACAATTTGGGATTTTGTGGACTGGCTTACGTTCCCAGGGGCCAATAGACTGTTGTTTACGCCCTGCTGGAGAGGCACCTCAATTACAGATTTTAAGAGAGCTTGGCCTTCATCAGTCTGTGGAATTCGATCGTTTTCCAAGAGGGCCTGCAATACAGCGTTTTGGATGGAATTAATCAGCCAATCGAATCCATAACGTATATCCTGATATATTGCCGGTGAGCACGTGGTGCCCTCCTGGTATATATTCGTCAGAGTAGGATTGACTGTGTCTCCTCCGATAGTCGTGTAAAAATTTGCCAGCTTTCTCTTTAATTCTGTTGATTGGGATGTCGTTAAAATTGCAGGCTCTATAGTTGGGCGAGCCTTGAATTTTGGATTTATCAGCGAATTGGGCGCGTTAAAATTAATGCTGGAAAGCCTTGCCGCAGATGAGACAGAAAGATAGTCCGTCACAAGAGATGGATTTGTGGATGTTGCAGGCGTCCAGTCAGTAGCGGTGCGTGAACTACCTTGTGCGAATAGCTGCGCTACTTCACTCGTAATATCTCCGATGATTAGCGCATTAGGATCAGAGCTTTCTGCAAAAAAGAAATACGATTTTCCAATCGTCCATGTGCTAATCTCTGGAACTATTGCGGTGTCTTTTTGTGTGGCGTCAAATGTAATGAAATAGAATGTGTTATTGATGCTAACAAACTGATCCATAGCTGTGGAAATTAGCTCAGCTGATACACCCTGATTAAGTTGTGTGGCTGTGGTGCTAGACATGGCTAGCAGGCCAGACACATCTGTCCCCGAGCCCGCTGGGCTCGCATAGGTCAGTGTTGCGCTGGATCCCACGGCAGTCGTAAATATCTCAAAATATGCTTTAGTTGCATTATAGGAGCATGTGATGCTTAAGCCCGCAGCAACAGCCTGTGTCTGTATCACAGTCGCAATATCCGTGTAGCTTAAGGCGGTTGTGAAATCCATTCCGACTACATTTATTCCGTTCATTGCAAATGTGCCGTCATTTATTGCGGTAAGCGTGGCAAGTGCAGCGGGTGCTCCTCCTAATACATTCGCTGGAACGTCATTATCGAACCATCTCCCGATTATTAGATTTTTCGGGAATGGATCTTGGGCAAAATATACTTTTGCGGCCTTGTACGGCTCGGATGTGATTGAAAAATCCTGAGCAACATCAGTAAGGTCTGCATAAGTTTTCATTCGCTCCGACGACTGAAGCGTTGTGTCTGGTGTTACAAAAAGCGTAATGCCGAATTCACGAGCCAGGACACCTTGTGTCAAAATGGTTGCGTTGATGGTTACGATGTCATTTATATTGGACATTCTACTGGACCTCAAACGTAGTGGTTAGCGTGGCTTCGGCGTCTAGAGTCGCGTCTATCGGGACCTTAGCCACCTTGGTTACTTTCACTTGGGCCGTCTCGGCCACGATTATTTCTAAATTTAAAACTGCTCGCTCCTCATAATTCTGCGACATCTGGATCGATGCGCCATCTATAGAGTTTATGCGTCTAAACGTGAACAGGCTCGTTTGGATGAATTCTTTCCCGGCTGGAAAATTATGAAACATTAAAAAATCCCTAGCCAAATCAGCAGCTCCAATCCGATAGAATTGAACCGAGTAAGTATAGTACCTTTTGCCTCGCACGTCATATAGGAGCTTCGTCGCATCGCTCACGTCCTCTGATATATCGATGTTGGCCGTGCCGGACGTTATCTCTGTCACGTATTGAATTGTGCAATAATTGCCCAATGGAGAGGGGGCGTTTTGTTTCGCTTTTATGACTTTTTCGCGAGGGAGCCCCGTCGCCAAAACCGTGTAGTCTACGAGCTCCTTCAAGAGCTCGTTGCGTGTCGGTTTAACCATCTTGATCCTCCACACGCATGCACACACATTTTATGTGGCCGTTAAGTCCGTAATTTTTAACGGAATAAATCTCATATACTATCCCCCCGATTTCAAACGCATCACCTGGGGTGTTGTTTGTACCTTGGCGCACGGGGCGAACTAAAGTTGGATCATTGGTTTTGATCCAGATCGTTTTTGCCTCCCTGATCCTCTCGCCCGCCGGAAGATTTAATCGGTCATCATCACTTGCAGGCTGAACGCTCGCTTTAACCGGGAGGACAAAAGGGGCCCCAGGGGAGTAGATCCCGTCAATATAGATCCCAGACGCGTACTTTCGCAAAAGTATATCGGTCCCGAACCTCTCGTTCGTCGGTAGGTTATACGTCAGGTGTCCGATCAGCATCTGTTTTCACCGTTTTTGATGCTATGGCCTGCTTCATGTCTCCGCCTTGAATGAGGGGTTTGTCGCGCCCTTTTCGTTTTATGGTTTCTGGGGCATTAGGAGGGATGCGCCATGCATTGATCGACTTTTGGACTTGTGCCGCGTGGAGCAGCCCAATCTGATCCATCTCCTGAGCTCCAATTGTATAGGTGGGGGACTCTTTCAGGCTCTTTTCGATTATTTTTTGTAATTTTGGCTCGAAATTTTTATTGGCCGATCTGAAAAAGGGACGCTCAGGGATGTGGGTTGTGCCTTTTCTAGTTTTTGTCCCAAACTCATTGTCAATTGCAACCTCGGCAATTTTCTTTCCGTCCGGATAAGTTGACCCCTTGAAAATTCCAACGTCATATCCCGCAACCCCTTGTTTTGCATCAATTAATTTACGCAGCCTAGATTCAATCTCTTTGTTTCCTTTTAGGGTCACGCCTGTTTTTGGCATCAGTATATCCCCTGGGTGAAGTTTCTGTTGAAAACTCGAACCGACATTCGGTAGGAGGGGGAGGCTTTTTTAAACGCAAGGAATTTTCGCCCATAAGGCGTAGTCGTATAGAAGCTGTCAAGATTAGACTCGGCCATAGTTTTGACTGTGACACTGATTTCCCCGACTTTTTCGCTCTCATGCTCGCCGTCTCCACCGTCCACTACGCCTCCGGTCCCTCCTTGCCCCACTCCGCTTGCCTGGTCCAGGACCAGCAAATGTGCCGCTAAATAGACCTGCGCCCTCTGGCTCGCGCAGAAAATAACACCGGCATCCACTAGGTACGCGTCCACGACGGCATCAGATATTCCTGCGAACTCTGGAAAAAATGATCTGAATAAAGGAAGCAGGGTGTTAGACATTTTTGCCTCACCATGGGCTGCGTGGGAACTGCATGCGTTTGAGCTGTTCGTTGATTGTCTCGCGGGCTTTTTGAGCCGCGAGCTCTAGTTTCTTTTTTTGCTCTTCCGCGATGAGTTCGGCTGCTGTCTTTTTTTTCGCCTTAGTTTTCAAGCCTATAACCTCTAGGCCCGTAGAGATCCACCATTTCCCAGCCTTTCCAGCTTTCGCTGATTTTAAATCCTCGTACGCTAATGCGTCCACGGAATACGTGGCCCCTGACGGGACCACAAGTCTTCCGAGTACTACCGGATTTTCTGACTGGTTCTTGATTTTAATCTTTTTCATTCGGCTTCTTTTTCGGCCTCTTTTTTCTTCTTTCTAGGCGTGGGTGCCCTGATCACTTCGAGGCCCTCTTCGACCCAGAACTTCGCCGCTACAGCAAAGCCTTCCGCTTTTGCACCTTTAGCTTTAGCTGCATCCGCTAGGTGGCCGTAATCTTCGGCCTCTACATTCCTGGTTTGCCCCGGCCCAATTAAAACTTTTCCCACCCAAACTGGGTTGGGTGCAAGATTTTTAAGTTGCATTGTCTCCTCCGATTATATTGCATCAAAATAGAGGCACCCTACACCTCTCTTGACATTCAGCCCGGAGATCTTGTACTCCATAGGAGCTGTATAATAAAAGTTCTCGCGGTTCACATGTAGTACCCTAGGAGAGATTGGCATGGCCATTTCCCACACTCGATCTTCCGTGGGATAACCCCATATGGCCCTTTGGACTCCGCCAACGCCAGCGGAAGAGAGCTCTTGGACGGCCTTGATCAAGAGTTTTCTTCCGGTGTACTTCGTCCACATATTTGAATCTTGTATGAACTCAAAAATGGTGGAATCACTGAATGAGGCGCGAGGAGTATTGAGTAGGGCATATCTCTCGATAGACAGATATAGGCAGGCGTCTACCTTTAGATTTCTACCGAATATCTCATGGGTCTGAGTGATCACTCGGGCTGCTATAGAGTTGATCTGCTCGATTATCTGATCAGGGCTGAGCGTGTCCCACGTTCCCGCGGTATTCGTCAGGATCGGAATGCCCGTTGAATTCAACATGCCTTCGAATCTGTTCTGCTCTGTGTCAGTCCCAAGGCCTACTCGCTCAATGTGCTGCATGGCACCTTCTGTCGCAGCTCTGATGCTCTCAGTGGATAGCGGAATGCCGGCTATCTGAGAGGATCTCAAGTCATCTTCTGACCATTGGGCTACTATTCCACCCAGGTTCAGGTTGTACGCTACGTTTTGCAACGTGACGCCCGCTACTGGCGCGTCCGTACCGTAATTCTCGATGAATCTACCTTGACCTTGAGCGTTCGTAATGCGGTAAGAGTATGTCTGGCCCCTTCCGGGATGTTGTTATTGAAGGGAAAATAGTCGTTGAGACGAAACTCACCGTACATTATCTCTTCAATCTCAGCTTGGATAGCCTGAAGATTGTTCGTGATGAATTCTATTGATTGACCGGGCTGCCACGCATCCCCAAAACGAGCACTCATCGATCTTTTGCGGTCAGTGAATCGGCCGGCCCCACCGCCAACTTTTTGGTAGGCGTTAAAATCGTGACCACTTCTTCGGATCTCATTCTCTAGGGCCTGACGCCCATGAGTTTTTTCAAAGTCGGTATAGTACTTGTAGTCTCTTGCCGATTTTCCAAAAATATTTGCCATGTTATCAGCCTCTTAAGGATTGAATGGTGCAACTACATCTATCTGCACAGGGACGACATCTCCGGCCTGCCCTGGGCTCAGGGCTCTGACGTTTACGCGCGCATTAGCGGCAGTGTTAGTTTGCCAGGTGAAAGTCGAGAAATTAAACTCTAAAGTCTCTCCGACATATACAGCCACCTCTACAAGCACGTAGATCGGACCTTTTCGCATGGCTTTTACTTTTATCGAGTTAGCGGGGTAAACCACAGAGCTCGTAGCATTCCCGGCGGGGACCGCCAATGGAGTATTAGGGTCATTCACCTCGAACGAGACGATGTGCGTCACGAGTGCCTGATCAGGAGCTGAAGCTGGCAATATCCACTCATTTACAGTAGGGCCTGGAGGGCCTGCATAGACGCCATAGCCAGGTTTGACTTCCACCGCATTGTTGAGCACGTCAAATGTAAAATCGCCGTTCTGCGCGCGAGCAATCTGACCCGGAAGGCCAGGTAGCTGGTATCTTGAAAAATCAGCCTGAAGAGCTGGATTAGGGTAGGTAGCCATTATTTCTCTCCTTTAAATTTCATTGCGTTGCGAAGCGCGATTGCTCCCGTGGCAATTTCGTCGTCGCCCAGAAGAGAGGATCCTGAGTCTCTCCCCATGTTAGATAGATATGTTTTGGCAGAGTCTCTTTTGTCGCTGTAGGATTTTGCGACGCCCATCAAATAATCGACAGACTTTCCTTGTATTCCTTTTACCCCTACAACTTTTTTCAAAGAGTCCTGCAAAAGACGTAAGTTACTCTGTTTGCTGGATTTTTTGTCGCATAATCGCAGCACTTCAACCCGACGGTTTATTGCGCGTTTGACGGCCTCGTCTCCTAAGCGCACCTTGACCTCTTCTCGGTCCTCGTCGCATTTTCCACCCTCATCTATGAGGTCAATATCCTCGTTTTCTCGCTCCTCGATTCCGGGCTCTCCCACTGGGGCGTCTTCGGTCTCAATTTCAACCTCTTCCCGATCTTCGTCGCGTTCTTCTTCGCGTTCTTCGTCTTCCTCTTCACGCTCATCCTCTCCGTCCACTGACTTCACGATCAGTCTACCGACCATTTCGGCGAGCTTATTTTTAAAGTCGTCGCTCTCCATCATTTTGAGCATCTGCGGCAGGACTTTTTCCGCCACTCTCTCAACGATGTCGGGCATGTCTAGTTCAGCCATATTTAAACCCTTGTTTTTACTGTCTAAAATGCAGGCATCTGCACACCTGCCCTCAGCGACGAGGGCCAAATGATTAACCACCATCGGACCATCGAAAATAAAATCGTACGGTACTCCCTCATGCTCCCCTGATTCTGGAATGACATCAGCGGTATAACCTAAAGATACTGCGCTTAACTCACCTGAATTTACACGATTTATTGTGTCTGCGTCATACAATATTAGTGGGGCAGTCAGTGCCCCGTTAATTTTTTTAGCCCTTTCGCCAAGGGTCCCAACCGTCTCGCGCTTAAAGTTTGTTGGGTCCACTGCGGAGTCTGGATGCTCTATGGTTAGCGGCTTGAGAGCTAGCGAGCTAATTGTCTCATCCGCGAAGACCGTCTCAGCTGGTCTCATTACACTGTATGTTTTGTCTTGGATAGCCCCCGCTATCTCTGGCAGCTCAGATCCTAGATATTCTTGCACTCCTACGGCAGTCAAGATGGCGTTCGCGCGCAAATACCCCTCTGGCGTCAGCTCACGAGACGATTGAATGGGTCGAGTATCTTTAATTGTTGTTTTTTTTCGTGCCACGCGCAGCGTGCCTCAAAAGGAGTAGGGAGAGATTTTTAAGGAGTATACATATTTTTTTGCTGTGCAACAAATGCACACTATGAGAAACGAACGTTCTCAGTGATGCCCTCAATGTAGGGCTCAGCGGTGCAGCGACAGTTTATAGGCTGCCCTGGAATGCCAACTGATGGGGGGGCGGACCATAAAAAAACGCGCCCCTCTAAGACTCTGTGCTCTGGCCGTACCGCTGGATCACGCGAGGTGCGCCAGACAAATTTTAAAAATCCAGCTTGCGTTTGGCGCAATTTCGTAAGTGCACCCACGGTCTTGCCGGTCTGATCTGAAGCGATTAAATTAGCTCGGCTTTGTGCGACACCAAAACGCTCTGATAGCATTTTCGCCATAGATGCCTGATTAAAGCCTTCCGTGCGTAAGATATTATTGTATTTTTCTATTATTTGAGAATGAAGCGTAGGGGAGATTGATCTTATAAGGGCTACATTTGCGTCTACTATGGGGTCAAGGAAAGTTATTGTCTGCGATTTTTTTAAATATGGAACCACATCTATCTCTATTAGCTTTTCCACTTGAGCTTTGAATTTTCTCCGCTGCCACGCATCTATTTTTTGAACTTGTCTAGTTGAGATTATCTGTGCGCCTTCTTCCGTTCTTTCTTCAAGTTCCGGGTCAAAAAAAACATCATCAATAATCTTTCTGTAGGCCGGCTGAGTGATATGGTCTGCTGGTATTTTTGCGAGGGCCTTTACCAGGTCCCGCCGCAATGGATCTATCGCTAGACGCTGGATCTGGCTGCCGTATATTTTCTCGTGAGCACGTGTCGGCTCGATACGTTTTGTAGGAGGGGCCATGTCACCCTCGGTACATGGTGTCTTCGACCTCTAGCTCCTTCTCGGCTTCTTCGTTTATCCTGCGTTCCTCATCAATTTCTTTTGAAAAATCAAACCCTTCGTCCAGCTCGCCTATTACGTCGTCCCCCTTCAATATGTTCCGGGCCTCATCAGAGCTCACCAGCCCAGTCTGGAATAGATCTCTGGCCATCTCGACCTTTTTGAGCGCAATATCTGTGCGCTCAGTGTCGCTAATGTCTAGGAGAGAGGGGAAGGTATAGTCAGGCAGACCCTCAAACCCCCCGGTCCGAGTCATTATCGCGTCGATGAACTCGTAGGCAGGACGTAGTCTGTTCTCCTGCTGTGCCGCTACCTTTCCAGCATTTATAATTAGATCATTTTCTCCTGTTGCGTTTAGACCAACAGGGCTTTTCCCAAGGAAAATAGTGGCCGGAATATCAGCCGCCGCCGCTAGCTGGGCAGCATATCGGTCCAGTAGCTCAGGGAGCCCGGAAAAATTAACAGCTACGCGCTCGTACTCGTCCTCCGCGTCCATGATCATTTGATTGTACACGGATTTCGTCATGTTTGTGTTGTCCGCGTACGTCTGTACTGACGCACCATCTGCCGGAGTGCTAATCCCAGGGCACGCGCCCACTGCCTCACGAAAACCTTGCATTTTGATCACGGGAATGGACGCCTCAGACATAAGCTGGGATGTCGCATGGGCCGCCTGGGCCTGCTGGTAGATAGGCTCCATCACAGGGATTAGCTCGGGAACTCCATAGTCAGCACTATATCCCGAGACCCACCCGTTCGAGCTCAGTGGGACCTGTCCGTCCATCCTCAAAACACGACTATGATGTATTTCAAAACCACCCCCAAACTTAGGGGAAACCTTGTATTTGATGGCTCTGCCATAGTTTGGATTCGTAAAATCGTAGGTCCTTTCTAGCACGAAGGTTGAAAATCGGTCGAAAACTAAAACATTCACAAGGTCCCCTTTTCGAAGGAGACGCAAATCAAGAGGCTCATCGAGAGGGGCCTCTTTCGTGATGAAGATTAAAAATGACGTCCCGTACAGTCGCCCCCCTTTCATAGTGTCGCCTAATTTTTCGTTACTCCCCCACTGCTTTAGCCATGATTCATATTTTTCAATTTCAAAATCATTCTCTGAATCAAATACTCTTGGGCGCATAAGGAGCTGATCTATTGGGAAATTTACGAATTTTTTAGCCGCCCAACTCTCGTTTAACAGAGTCTGCCAAAATGTTACATTTTCAAGGATGGTGGGGGAAAAAGTGCTCCCCATATTTTTGTCAAAACCACCCCCAGCCCCACTCATTGAATTTTTATATCCGCCTGAATTTATTCCAGCACCAAAAGATGTAGACGGCTGAGAGGAGTCTTTTTTTGTGGCCGGTGGTGAGGTGTTTTTTGATGGGTGCACTAAGGCGTCTTTTAGGATGGGTGCGCTCTTCTTTTTCAAAAAACCGAATGGATTCAGCATCTTATCTTTAGTCCTCTGATGAGGTCCCTGGCGAATGACATCATTATGGCGTCAGCTAGGTTGGGACTCTGCGTGGAGCCTGGGGCTTTGTCGATGCGCAGGCGATTGGAATTATCGCGATCATACGTTATTTGGGCCAACTCCTGCAATGCAGCGTCAGGAACCGACTCATCAAAAAATAAGCATGACTCTAGCGGAACGCTGGTTTCTCCGCGCAGAGCAGCTAAGGTGCTGTTTAGTCTCAGCCTTAAGTTCCAAAATCCTTGGGCGTTTAACCTTGAAAAATATTGCTGGTTGGTAATGTTCGCGCAAAATAGGCGTTGGCCCCCTTGGACTTTGCCTCCAAAAAGGAACCCCTCCGGCACGAACGGCAGACGGTTGAATTTGTTCATTCTGAACAGCTCCGATTTAACGCTAGCCCCCACTCCCGTGGCGTCGTAGTAGACTCGCACGGCCTTTTGTTCGACGACCTCGGGAAAAATTGCCTCAACAATTTCATATCCATTTTTGCTGCCGAGCTCCCGTGCCTCAGTCACTAGGGCTCCTTTTCTTATGGCTACTGCGGGCTTATCTTTTCCGCCGTCGGCCACGTCGAGCCCGAAATAACAAAGAGAATTACTGGGGTCGTAGTTTAATTTTTTATGCGCGCCAACACACTGTTTTAATTGCATATAAGGTAGTACAGTTTGCTCGCCGATTTCTTGGAATTCCCCTAGCCAGATGTGAGGGTACTCGGAGGGCATACGTAATTCGCAAATTTTTCGTTCTAATTCAAGGGCTTGCGGAAAGAATGGATTGTCATAATAGTTTACATGTCTAACTATCGCTTCGTCTTCGTATGTTTTAAAAAATTTCTGAATCGGATCAAATGAATTCCTGGGGTTCCAGGTCGCCCAAATCTCTGATCCGTTTTCCCTTATGGTGGGCGTCAGAAGCTTGAGGCTGCGCTCAGAAATTGACTCAGCCTGCTCGATCCATACGTATTTTATCCCCTCCATAGATAGGACCTGATCTATTGAGGAGCCGCTTAGTCCGTTGAACATAAATTCTGATTTTGTGCGACGACAGACTATTTTATCTACCTGAAAATCAAAAAAGGGCTGCAACATCAGCTTGTACACGGCTTTTTTTATCGCCATGTAACTGGACTGCTTCATGGATTTCTGCACTTCGCGGCCGCAAAGTAATCTGCACTCCTCTCTGTAGGAGAACATAACGAAAATTATTGCCACCGTGCTGGTTTTTGCGCTCCCTCTGCCGCCCTCTATCCCTTTGAATCTTTTGTGCGGGAAAAATTCTTCCGCGTATTCGGGCAGGTGAATCTCAACATTCTCACTAATCGTCATCTCGTTCCCCCCTCAAAATTTGGAGTATCCTCTTTTTTTCAGCTCGTAGCGTCGCCCAGTTTAAGGTCGGTTTGCTTCTGCACCTTCCTCCTCTCAGCCCTTTGAATCTTTTATTGGGTAATAAATGGGACGAATATTCGGGCGGTCGGACTTCTACATTCTCACTGATCGTCATCTCGTGGTTCTCGTGGTGGGACGAGTCCTTTCTTTTTTTCAGTTGGCACCATCACCCATTTCACAATGGCCGGTGCCCCATCTTCATTCGTTTCTATTTTTAGCGTGTTCCCGTACACTCTCGGAGCGAGCTTGGAACAGAAAAATTTTACGGTTCGCGCTTCCAGGTCCATCGCGGCTATCTCAATTTTATCCACAGATCCCTTCTGGGATCTTGCCCGCTCTGCCATCTTAAGGACACGCACTACTGTGTCCTCCATCAGCCAGTCGGCCAATACTAGCCTGGCATTATTAAATCGCGTCTTGAACTCGTCATCAGCTATTATCCAGTCGTAGACTGTGTGGCGGCATGGCAAGGATTTATCGGTTTCGAGCGCGTCCCCCAAGCTCACGCCATTTTTGAAAGCTTGAATTATTTTATCTTTAGCTTCTTTTTTCTTTTTTGCGGTCCAGTATTTTTGGTCTTTTTTTGACGCATCCATTGTTTTTTTGAATTTTTTACGGAGCGGCATCTCCTGTGCTCTATTGGTGACCGTCGGCATGCTACACCTCCTTAGAGGAGATGAGCTGCGTATATGTTTTGATTGGGTATATTCTTTGTGTTTTGCTTTTCAGATCCTTGATCTGTTCGCGGTCGTACAGAATTTCTTCTAACTTTCTTTGTGCGAGCACACTTATTTTCTTCCTCTTCCCGCTGCGGATATAAGATATGTAGGAGCGTGACACCCCCAGTGCTGAACTCAATGCTGCGTGGGATATTCCGTGCATCAGTATATGATTGACTAGCTCTTGTGGCGACTCTTGCTTCATTTTCCTCTCTCGCGTCTATGCCTCTGACCCGCCCAGGAGTGCGGGCCGAAGCACTGTTAAGGTCTCAAAACCGGGATCATAGTATCATTGCGCGCCCCCTGTGTCAACAAGGTCACATAATATGGACCGGGAAAGTGTTCCTCATTTCGTCCCACCGTCTTTTGATTTCTTTGTGGTCTAAACTCTTAGAATATACATAGCACACTCTCCCGTCGACCCTGACCTGCTGCGAAGAGTACCCTTTTTTACGCAGGGATCTCCCTAGATGATATGTGCTTTTTTGAGTTGGAAAATGATTGGGGAATTTCTCCCGAATATATTTCGGACACACAAAGTCGCTGAATCTACACAGAATTTCTTCTTCTAAAAAAATGTCAGTAGGATTATGTGAGGCAAGCACCATCTGGTCTTTTGATTTTGTTGAGGGGGCGGCCGAATAGTCCAGATCTGAGACCTCCCTGTCGAGCAGATAGTCGTACAGAGCCTCATACCCTCCTTTTTTCATCCACGAGGCAAGATCTCTGTATTTTCCTGGCGCAAGTGGCTTCCTGTGCGTAGAGAGCACTAGCATTCGAGGGTCATTGTCCGTCATAGCTACCGCGTCCAGATAGTTCGTGAACGCCAAATATACCGAGTTATTTTCGATCTGGAACTGATCGATGTATTTTTGATTGACCGTCAAAACTGGCTCCGTTATCTGCTGTTTCAGCACATTATAGAGGGCCATTTTTTTTGAGCCAGCATACAGCTCCTCGATGATCCCTAGGTGCGTGCGCGTCAGGTACCCATTGTGTGTGCCTGTCACCAGAGATTCATTGAGCATGACAGTGTTTTTGGGACCGCAAATCTTACGCATGACCGCGCCGATAAATGAAGATTTTCCCACCTGATTCTCACTGCTGTGCACCAGGAGCATGTACCTAACTCTGATTCTCTGTGTGACCGCAGCCATCCAGTCTAGCGCATGCTCTGAATCGTCTCCCCAAAAATGACGCAGAAACCCCAAAAAGATCGAAACATCCCCTTTTTTCCTCGTGACGCCAGGATCAACCCAGCAATTCACGTAGAGGTCCCCTTTCTTGTTTATGGTGGGACCATCCCCAGGAGAAAAAGTAAGGCCCGTCACAGTGCTTAAACTGCCGTCTATGAGCAGCTCTGTTATCTTGTACCCTTTCGTCTCTCTGGCTAGCGTCAAAAGTATGTCTGAGCGAGAATTCCAATATCCGAGTCTTCTGTTAAAAAATCTCCCGATCCCATCGACATACACCCAATCCTTGAATTTATCTTCCCATTTCGGTTTTTCTTTTTTTGGGGCTTTTTTAGGGGGTGACCGGGAAGGCTCAATTATATTTTTTTCTCGGCCCTCAAGCGCATCAATGTCTCCGCCAGCCTGCGCGTAAAAATACCTCAGTGACTTGTGCGTTCGCCCCCGCTCTCCCGAAACCCCTCTCCATTGGGCCGTAATTTGCCTCTCATGCTTTTCCTTAGGGTAATTGATGTCTGTACAGCACCAAGAGATAAAATCGCTTAAACGGCCTCCTGATCCCTTGTACGCAGCAAGCAGCGAAAACCACCTTTGGTACTCACCAAAATCGGAGGCGTCCAAATACTTCAAAATCATAATGCACTGATCGGGCGTGAGCCCTTGATCTCGGGAGGTAAAAATTGGCTCATCAGGTATGGGAGCGGCTGGGGCTGCGGATGACCTGAAAAAAAAAGATGCAATCTCCGCAGGTAGAGGTGGGTGCGAATCGAAGATACTCCCGCGTACGTATTGGTGCCCCTGGTTGCGCTGAGAGGGTATCGTGATAGATCTCCCGACAGACAGCAGCTCAATCCCTGGTAGGTCTTGCGAGGTGGTTTTTAGGTTGGTCATTCCATGGGGGCGCGAGAAATAATAATGCGCCCCCAGTCCAGGGGTGCAAACGATACAGCGGCAAATTCTGAAATCTATAAATTTTTTTTCGGTGAGGACCCTGAAGGAATCATCGCCTCCATTCCGCGGGTCCACGTCCATCGCTATCACATTCTCATCTAGCACCAGGGCTAATCCCTGGTGTATTTCTTCGTGTTTTTTCAGTTCTTCGGCCGTGTTCACTTTAATGGGTGGGTTCGTCGTCCATTCTTTCATCGTTGGAATTTTGGTTTTTAAATTTACTGGTACAAATCTCATTCTGATCTCCTGTAGGTTTGGGGTGGGTGGAGAAGTCACCATACCTAGGGACGAGTGACCAGTCTACGTGGAGACAGCAGCACACCTGTGTACGTACGTGCTTTTCTTTTTCCCTACCTCTCTATATTACACCCTATATTTCCCCTCTCTCCTCTCTACTATTCTATATACTTTAATATATAGAAAAAGTAGCGTACAGCGTACATATAAGGAGCTAACCTGTGATTCCAGTAGGGGTCATGCCCTGTACGCTGCTGTCAAAAAGTGGTGTACGTGTACGTGAATTTTGGGGTTTTTGGGCCTCGAAAAATGTTTGCTGTGCAAAAAATGCACAGGTGTGCAAAAATTGCACAGCAGATAATTGTGCAAAAAATGAACAGTTTTGGCCCAATCTGTACGCTAGTTTGAGGATTCAGCGTACGTGTACGCTGTAAAATACGCTGATTTTTGGAGCATCTTAAAAGCTTGCGCTGACTGAGATGCCTGTGTTATGATTCTTTTTTCTAGTATTTTTTTCAAAAAAAAGGAGTCTTAAAAATGCCTCTACGTCTACTTACCTCAGATACCGCGCTATGGTCGAAGTGCCTCCAATCTCAGATCCTACCCCGATGCTCCCGCGCCTATCGCGAGCGCATTAAAAAATATAGCTTTCGGGAGCACGATTTATTTTTTTCTCTATATGAGCGCCTGCTAGGAGAGGATCCTATGAGTCCTATTCTGCCGTCGCCCCGTCACGTCCACGGTGAGGCCCTCACTATGCTGAACAGGATGAGGCTTAGCGTTTTGAGGAATTTCCCGCGCGATGGACATTACAAGTACCACTGTTACTATGGTTCGGATATTATCGTAAGCCAACTTCCCGCTGAAGTGGTCTACCTCAAGACATTCCTTGCGACCGACTCATCCCCTGAATATAGATCGGGGGAAAAGTCAGCGCCTATATGGGTTGTACATTTTGATTTTTCAAAGGACCCATGTTTAAAGTCCAATAAAAACAAACTATACCTGCAGATTCTTTCCGTGTACTTGCATCGATACAGAAAAAACCAAACATTTCTCTTTGGGCACGTACGTGGAGCTATTATCTCTTCGGACGGGGGAATATTCAAACTGTCTAAAAAATCCTCGTCGGAAGAAAAAATCAACCAGAAAGCGACTAAATTGCTTTCTTTGGCAATTAACAGGGATTTTCAATTCCATCGAGGCAAACATTGTTCTCACTGCGTAACCTCTGACATCTGTCCAGTCTTCAAGGGTAACTCTTAGTGTAGAAAATTTTACACCACTTTTAACAGGAGATTTAAAATGCAAGAAGAGCAAAAAATTAATAACCTAATATTTGAACGTCTAGATAAATACATGCGCGTATGCTTGCCTAATGAGGCAAACTTTGGGTTTTTGGGGTCCGAGGTTTTGGCGAAAGAAGATAACCGGCTAAAAGACGCATGGGATCCTGTTCCCAACCGGAAGTATGAGTGTATGGCTAGATCGATGATCAACTGTTATGTGGCAATACGAGAGCACGGAAATACATTTTCTGCGCCACAATCTGTAGCAGTTGGTCAAACGGCAAAAAAAACACAAGATAATATTGAGTTTAATTTGCACAAGTTTTTGGAGCCATCTTTTTCTATGGCCGGCACCCAAGAGGCGGTGTGTGAATATAAGCCTATCTCCTTTTTGGGTTTAATGAATTTTTATCCAGACCTAGATTGGCGCGATATAAACGCACGGAAAAATGAAACGCGAGGGAAGGCTGATGCGTTACGTTTTGTTAAGTCACTGAAAGACGATTGTGAAATCAATATTAATCGCTCAAAAACGATCATGATAGCTAATATACTAGGGGACGGTACTTTTCTGACCCACGTCACAACAACAGCAGACATGCTGAAACATTCTGCGCTTATTTTGAACAATCTAAAAATAGTGCAAGATATAGAACATTTTGCTTAAAAAACTAAAAAGGAACCTCAAAATGACACATAACCTATTTTCGCCCAGCAGCGCATCCATCTGGCAGCACTGCCTACAGTCCCAACTTTTAAAGGGAGAGGACACCGCAGGAGAGGCCGCAAAGCGCGGCACCCTAATGCATGCAGCCCTAGAGGCGCGCATGCGCATGAAAACCGATCCTCCCTCACCTGACGGACCAGTACATGCAGATACTACAGGCATGAAGGAGCTGGGGGAAAAAGACCCAGATTGCTTGAGGCAGATTTTGGAGGCCGAGAACTTTCTTATGGCCAACTATCGCCTGAGGGACTGGCACTATTGTATAGAGTCTAGCGCACAGATATCGATACCGACCCCGTTGGGATGCACTCCGATTGGCGGGACCGCTGACTTTGCGCTAATCGGGCGCGACCCTCCTGTCTCATTCCGGACGGTGACGACCCCATCCATAGCTGTCCTGGATTTCAAGACCGGCATAATACCGGTCTCTCCAAAAAAAAACCCACAACTAACCATCTACCTGATGGGTTTTCTCAGTTCTCTTTTCATCAATCTCAACAAGGAGGGTTGCGCTCCGGTCGTGAAGCTACAGGCCGGCATAATACAGCCGTCCGCAAATAACATAGAGGTCTGTGATATAACCTACTCTGAGCTTGATGATCATTTTAATCAGATCACCAAAAAACTTAAGGAGGGAGATTTTGGATTTTATCCGGGCGATCATTGCAAATGGTGCAAAGCGAAAAACAACTGCCCTCGCGTAAAAGAGGCCTCGACTCTCGCTCTAGACGCTGTAGACGAAAATCTCATTTCCGATAAAAATAAATCCGAACTTTTAACTTCGGCCGCTCTCATCAAAAAATACATAGCCGAAATAGAGGAGGAATATTTAAAAAGGCTTGAGGGTGGCGAGGAGATCCCTGGCTTCGCCCGCGTGCCAGCCCGCCAACTAAAAAAGCTGGATGAAAAGGAAGCCGCCCCATTCCTACGTGGCGCGCTCGGTGGTGCGGCCTATACATCACCATCCCTCATCTCCTACTCCAAAGCTCGGGATCTCCTGATCCAAAAAGATCTAATGACCGATTCAAAACTGACCAAAAAAAGAGCGAAAGAGCGCGTATGTGAGCTGCTCGATCAGCATCTTGATCTAAAAAGACCAATAAAATACAAGCTTGCTCTTGACAGGTAGTCGAAACTCAGTCACACTTACCAATCTTACTTCGTTTTTTTTTAAACTTACAAAGGAACAATCATGAACACTAACCACTACACCCAAGAGATGCCGAAAGGCAATATAAATGACACCCTCCCCGAGCTAGAAACTACCAGGCCTGTGTTGAACTCATATCTTTCCGCCTCAAAAAAAACTCCAGGCCAATATATAATGGAGGGAGTGACTTTAATATTCTCTCAATTCGCAGAGCCTAAAGCATTTGGAGATGGTCAAAAGTTAAAATACTCAGCTAGGGTATATTTCAAAAAAGGCTCTGACCTAGATGTATCTATAGGGGAGCTGATAGGAGTTACTGCTAAAGGTAAATTCCCACCTGAGATTTGTGCAGGATATGTTTATGGCAGAGGAGCTAAATTTGGATACTACGTGATGGACGGGGACGACCAGAGAGACAAAGAGGGAAGGCCTGTTTGCGAACCTAGAGAGTACCTGTTCGGCCAGCGACATATGAAAGCATCATCTATATACCCTCCTATCCTATACGATATTGACGGGACTCTTATAACAGAATGCCATGACGGAATGTTTTGTCGGGAGTCAGTTTGCAGGCTGTTCGTCAGCCCTTTTGCGTTTACCGCGAATGGAGCTCATGGGGTAACTTTTAGGTTGATTGGAGTTCAAAAAATAACAGAAGGAATCCCATCTGGCAAGCAGTCCATCTCCCAAGATGACATAATCATGTCAAAGCCAGACACCCAAGTCCTGCCTGACCACGAAATAAAAACCGATGGAGTCTACCGAGCCAGCGATCCTAGGACATGGCACGAGTAGTATATTATTTTTTACGGGCTGCTCCGGCAGCCCCTCTCAACAGGAGCGTTCCCAATGCCCAACCTAGAAGGCTCTGAACAGAAAAAAACAATAAAATATCTCGAAACTACATTCGACGCTTTAGTGCTTAAGCACATTAGGTGTTCCGATGGTGGCGTGCCAGATTTGCAGGTTTTTTTGGGGGCACCTTACCCTGGTTTTTTCATTGAACAGAAAACTAAAAAAGGAAAACTCCTTCAATCTCAAATAGATATGGGGGAGGAAATCAGAGGTAAGGGAGTGCTGGTGTACGTACTTTATGGTTTCGACCCGGACCGTATCGATTCAATCGTGAAAGAGGTAAAAGGGAGGCAAAAATGAAAGAAGCAATCTTAGCTATGTACCCGCATGTGCACTCGGGAGGTGGTCCGGAAAAAAAACAAAGACGCCCAAGGAAAGACGCGCAAGCAGACATCATAAAAAAAGACAGTGCTACGGCGCACAGAGACGCTCAACTACGGTCGTTTGTCCGCATCGAAAAAAGAAGAGATCTCGACATCTCACTAGTGGAGGCGTGCGAAGGCATAAAAGGGAAAAGTTCATACTGCGACGGCCTCACCGTCAGTGAGGTCTACCATATCTGCGCAGGTTCTCCTTTTATTCGTCAGCTTTTTTCTTCAGATTCAGAAAAAGTAGGAATGTATAGTCTGATTCAAAAACTGGCAGATGCAGACCGCCGAACAGAACGCACGGTTAGCATTTCAGCTTTTAACCGAAACATAATTGACTATGGTGCCAAGGAGTGCGTGTCCAATCCCCCGGAATGCATACTGCACCTAGCCCAGAGAGCCCGAAATGAATACCCAGGGGCAAAAAGAAAAAAAATTTCGGGAATTTACAAATTATACCTTAATTCTCGCAAGATACGCAATTTATTTAAAGGGCCTCAACAGAACAGTAAAGGGAAAAACCATGAAAAAAATAGAGCTGTCTAAGCACCAGAAAATCATCCACGACGAGATGTTGAAGCATCCTAGGTACGCTGCGTTCCTGCCGACAGGAGCCGGCAAAACCCTGATGACACTAGAGGTCCTAAAAAATATAAATAAGAAAACCCTGATAGTCGCCCCCTCGCACGTCATACAGTCCACATGGGCACAGGAGATAAAAAAATGGGGCTATGACATTACAATGGCTGACCTTAGAGGGAAAGTTTTAAACGACACTATACCTCCGGCAGATATCTACATCACGACGCCTGAAACATTAATAGGCGCAAAATTCCAAACGATATACCCGCGCCTAAAGTGTGAAGCAATCGTCCTAGATGAGAGTTCAAAATTTAAAAATGTCAGCTCGAAAAGAACGAAATGGATGCGTAAAGAGTGCGGGAATTTCAAGCATTGCTATCTCTTGAGCGCAACACCGGCCCCCAGAAGTCTAGAGAATTTATGGCCTCAGTTTTATTTCGTTGATTTTGGCGAACGTCTCGAAAGGACGATAACCAACTACAGACGTATGTATTTTATGCAGGTCGGTCCAGTGGAATATTCAAAATATGAAATCCTGCCTGGGGCCTCGGAAAAAATCTACCTGAAAATAGAAGACAGGGCAAAATCTGTGAAGGTGAACAATGGGAAGGTTCTTCACAGTGACGTAATCGTTCTCCCAACTCCGAAAACGCTCAGTTTGATTTCAGATACAAAAAATGGATGCGTAAAATTAGACCCGGAAAATAAAATCCACATCCACAATATAGCCACAAAATT